CAGAAGGCCTACCAGAACGAGATCAAGGCGCTGGAGCAGGGCGTGACCCTGATGAACAAGCAGAAGGAGATCGCCGAAGCGATGGCCGCCGTGGGCAACGCTCGCCGGGCCCTGGTGGGCCGCAGCTACGAGCTGGGGGTGCAGGTGGCCGCCTCCCCTGAGGCCCGCGGCGCCGCTGAGGCCCGTCTCGCCGACCTCAAGCTCGCCCAGGAGAGGGAGGCCATCGCTGAGCGTCGGGGGATCCTCCAGACGGAGAAGGAGCTGCAGCAGCGGCAGATGGCGATCCAGCAGACCCAGATCAAGATCCAGCAGGAGCAGCTGAAGATCCAACTGGCCGAGGCCAGGGCCGAGCAGGTGAAGGTGGAAAACGCCACCCAGGCGGTGCTGAAGGTCCGCGGAAACACGAAGTACGGCAGCCCGGAGTACATGACCGCCACCAGGGAGCTGAACGTGCTGGCGGCAGAGCAGACCCGCAACAATGCCAAGCTGGCCGGCTCCAGGGAGGCCCTGCGCCTGGCCTTCCAGGCCGAAGCCCAGCTGGGCACCATCAACGGTCTGGAGGCCCAGCGGCTGGGCCTGCAGGAGCAGCAGCTCGACATCCAGGGGCAGTCGGCCCAGTACACCAGGGAGCAGCAGGCCCTGATGGCACAGATCAGCGCCGCGGAGCAGAAGATCACCAACGAGCTCACCCGCGCCACCAACCTGCAGAACGAGAAGAAGCAGAAGCTGGAGGCGGAAACCGAGCAGATCAACCTCCAGCTCACCCTCCAGGACCGCCAGGGCCGGATCGAGAAGGCCCGCGCCGACCTGGCCGCAACCCGTGCCAAGGCGGAGGTGCAGGCGGCGCAGCGGCTCGAGGAGGTGCAGGCGGCCCAGGAGCGGGCCCGCAGCGGTGGCGGCACGGCGTCGGTGATCGAGGCCCAGATCGCGGCCGCGGCCGCCGGTGTGAGCGGGATGGAGACCGCGGCCGAGGTGCAGAAGCGCCTCTATGACGCCCGTGAGCAGCAGATGCAGCGGGAACACCAGCTGCAGACCCGCCAGCTGGAGGTGCAGCAGATGCGGGAGAAGAGCGAGGCGCGGATCCAGGAGCTGCAGTTGCGCGGGCAGCAGGTGGCCCTGGCGATTCAGCGGGCCCAGCTGGTCGCAGATCTTGGCCGGCTGGGGCTGAGCCAGCAGCGGGACGCCCTCAGCCAGCAGGTGGCGGGGGCCAGCAGTGTGCCGAGGCTGGGGAGTGGTGGCGCTTTAGCGAGTGACCAACTGGAGAGTGCGACCAGGAGTGCAGCCCGATTCAATGGAATCGCAAATATGTGTGCAGAAACGGTCAAGGAGTTTTATCGGTCGCTTGGGATAACACTGCCAGGTGTTACTGCATGGGCGGATACGGTGCGGAAGGCGGGAACGGTGATGCGTGATTGGAGCAAATTGCGAGCGGGCGATATTGTGGCGACTGGCAGTCCTGGTGACACTCCCCACGTTGGCGTTTACACTGGTGGTAATAATGTGTTTCACCAGTCGCGTGCCAGGGGGCTTCGTGTAGGCAACTATCCCGATCTTGATCATTTCAAGAGTGGGTATTTTGTGCGGCCAAGCGCTAACGTTCTGGGCGGTGCTGCTGCCGCGGGAGCCCCAGCGGCCCCGGTGCTGCCCCCGCCAAACACGAACCCGAAGCTGCTGAAGTACATGCAGGCGGCCCGGGCGGCAGGTTTCACGGGTGAGGACCTGATCCGGATGACGGCCATCGGGATGGCGGAGAGCTCGGGGAACCCCCGGGAGATCAACAACAACCCGGCCACCGGTGACCTGAGCTACGGGGCCTGGCAGATCAACATGCTCGGCGGGATGGGGCCGCAGCGGCGCCGGCAGTTCGGGCTGGCCAACAACGACGCCCTCCTGGACCTGAACACCAACGCGAGGGTGGCGAAAAGCATCTTCGACAGCCAGGGCATCAGCGCCTGGGGTGCGTACACCGACGGCCGCTACAAGCAATACATGGGCCAGGCCCGGGCCGTGGCCCCTTCGGTGCTGGGCAGCGGCAACATCGGCGGCGGCGGCGGCGGCGGCGTGACCAGCACCGCCAACGAGGCCCAGGCCATCCAGCAGGCCCTGCAGACGAATGCGCAGCAGGAAACGCAGCTCACCAAGGTTCTGCAGGAGTTGCTGGCCTGGCTGACCAAGCTGGGGGATGCCCAGGCCCTGGAGAAGGAGAACATCACCGAGCAGCAACTGGCGGAGCGGGCCCAGTTCGAGTTCGAGCAGCGCAAGGCCCTGTTGACCGCCGAGATCATGCGGACCCCCCGGGGCCAGCTGGGAGTGGCCGCTGGTGATGCGGTGAGTGGAGGCATCAGCGGCAGCCTGTCCGGTGCGATGCAGGCCCTGCTGAACGGTGGGGACGTGAAGCAGGCGGTGGTCAGCGCCCTGTCGCAGGCTGGTCAGCAGCTGATGCAGGCCACCCTCGACGCCCTGCTGAATCCGCTGCTGGCGGAGATGCAGAAGGGCCTGTTCAAGGCCATCACCGGGGTGGACGTGGAGGCCCTTGCCCTGAAGGGAGCGGCTGGCGATCTGACGAAGGCCGCCTGGGTTTTGATGGAGGCCGGCAAGACCCTGATCGGCAACGGCAGCACAGGGGCCGCGGCGACGACCTTCGGTAGCAACCCCTTCGGGATCGGGGCCACGATCCTTCAAGCCGTCGGCGGCTTCGGTGGCGCCATGGGCCTCAACTTCGGCATCCCCGCCCTGACGGGCATCCCCAATTTCTCCAGCGCCTTCACACCAGGCCTCGCCGGCGGTGGAGAGGTGAAGTACGGGCTCGACTACCTGGTGGGGGAGAAGAACGCGGAGATCGTGCGGTTCAACAAGGCCGGAGGGAAGATCTACTCCAACCGGGCCCTCACCCAAGCGCTGGGGGTGCCATTCCAGCGGACGCCCGGCGGTGGCGCTGCGGTGGCCGATGGCGGCGGCGACAGCCTCGGCGTGCCGTTCATGGGTGCCGGTTCGACCCGGTCCGCCGGTGGGGGTGGCAGTCTCGGGATCCCGTTCCTCAAGGCCTCCCCCGGCGCCGGCGGCGGCATGGCGGTGGGAGGCCCTGCCGGCGGCGGCCCGGGCGGTGGCGTTGCCCGCAGCTCCTCGCTGCGCCTCAGCCTCGAAACCCAGGTCATCAACGGGGTGGAGTACGCCACCGTGGAGCAGGTGCGGGAGGCCGCGGCGGCGGCGGCGGAAGCGGGCCGTGACTCGGCCTACGACGGGATGCGAAACAACCCCTCGATCCAGCGCAGCCTGGGGATGCGCTGATGATCGCCATCTGCGCCTACATCAGCTTCCAGGCCAATGGGACGCCGGTGCCCGGCTACGCCTGGCAGAACCTGTTCGTGGGCCTGACCCGCACCTATGACGGCCGGCCGCACACCTTCATGTCCTTTCGCATCTCCGACTCGGCCGGTGCCCGTGGTGGTGATCGCTCCCAGGGCCGGCTGGCGCTGAACCGCAACCAGCTGGCGCTCAATGTGCTCGCCGAGGCCCGCGCCAATCAGTGGAAGCTGCGGGCCGATGTGATGCTCTGCGATACCCAGACCAGCAGCGATGTGCGGCTGCTGTCCCGTCACCTGTGGCGGCTGGGCCCGATCGAGCGGAGCGAAACCATCACCGTCACGCTCACATCACCGCTGGATGCGATCCGCGGCGATGCCCCGCGCCGACGACTCACCACCGAGCTGGTGGGCCAGGTGCCCGACACCGGCCAGATCTTCCTTTGATGCCCTCCACCCTCATGCCACAAACCGCCCCATGGGTGCGCTACATCGGCCTGCCGTACCGGTGGGGGGGAGACCCCGATCGCCACGGCGGCACCGACTGCCTGCGGCTCACCATTGCTGTGCTCGCCCTGTACGACGCCCCCCGCCCGGCGGTTAAGCGCGAGTGGTATCAGGCTGCGGGCCGCGGCCGTTGGCGGCCGTTGCTCGAAGAGCTCCCCACCATCAGCAGCGAGGTGCCTGGCGCGATGCCCCTCGACGTGGCGCTGCTGGCCGGCGGTGAGCCGATCGCCCTGGGGATTTGCGTTGCCGGGGGGATCCTCACCACCTGCCAGGGGCAGGGCGTGCACTGGCGGCCGCTGGGGGTCTGCCAGATCAGCCGCTGGTTTCGCTTCCTGCCCCCAGATCCCGTAACGGCTGCGCCCACACTGATCCTGTGACCCGCCATCCCCGCCCCCTCCCTGGTGACGCCTACCTGGCGGAGCTGCTCGGCTGGAGCGAAGACCAGCTGCTGCACTACCAGATTGAACGGCAACAGGCCGCGGCGAGGGAGTTCGAGCGGAACCCGCCGGTGGCCACCTGCGCGTCCGGGGCGCTGGGTGTGATCTCGCTGGTGACCACCATCCTCTCGGTCGGCTACACGGTCCTCTCCTCCCTGCTGGCGCCCAAGCCGCGGCGGCCTGGCCAGGTCATCAGCAGCCAGCAGCAGGGAGAGAACATCTCCGACGGGGCTCGGTATTCGCCACGGCCGGGCTTCGACTCCATCCAGGAGGTGGCGCGGCTCGGCAGCGTGATCCCGATCACCTTTGCGCGGCGGGAGTATCTGCCGGCCCTCAACGGCCGCCCCGAAGGGTGGTACGGCGGCTGCCGCGTCGATCTCGGCGTGGTGTGGTCGAAACTCTCCAGCCTAGGCGGGTCGCAGCTCTTCAGCGGCTGTTACGTGATGGGTGAGGGCCCGATGGCGGAGATCGACCCTGCTGGTTTCGCCTTGGGCAATAACCCCGTGCGGTCCTACGACCTTGGCACCGCCGGGGCTAACGAGGCCGCGGCGCGCATCACCCTCTATGCGCGCCTGGGTGGGGGAAGGATCCGATCCACCGATCGCATCGCCGGCCGCCTGGCCGCCAACGACATCGGCAACATGGAGAACGCCGGCGGTGGCGATGTGTTCCAGGTGCGCAGCACCGGCGGCGTGATCCGCCCCGATGCCTGCGCGACTGCCCGACCCAGCAACAACACCGCCTGCGGCCTCTACAACACGATCGGCAACAGCCTCGGCTACCGGATCAATCCTCAGCTGCGCCCCACACGCCAGTTCGCCGCATACCCGACAGGCGACGACGGCGACCAGCGGATCAATCCGATCGATGATCCAGTGGCCATGGGGGCGACATGGAAGGCGAAATATGTGTGGTCAGGCCGGAGCGGCGTGATCGCCACCTCCACCGGCGTCACCAACGGCATCGCGGCTTTGAGCGTGGGAGCGACCTTCGACTTCCTGCTCTCCGACAGCTCGGACGCCCTGACCACGCTGAAGTTCAACAGCACCAACACCGACGGGGGGGCTGACCACACGGAAACCTGCTCCGATGTGGGAGCGGCGATCAGCGCTCGCCAGCGCAGTGCGGATGACGCCCTGGTGGTGGGCGAGCTGTTCAAGTGCGGCAGCTGTCTGGCGGTGCTGGAGCAGCGCACGCCCTCTGATGCGGCGTTCAGCTCCGACGCGGACAATCAACCGTTTGGCAACGGCGTTTCGATCACCGCCCGATTCCGCGTGGTGCGTGCTGGCGTGGTGTTTGTGACGCCCCTGGATGAAATCGATCCGGACACCACCGGGGATCAAATCTTCCCGATGAGGGTAACCAGCGGCATGAACTGGGACTGGACAGCGGTGAGTGCCGGGCCCAGGTATGAGACCGGCACCAGCCGAGGGCACCTGCACCGGTGCGCCATTGCCGACTTCACGCTCAGCCGGCCGGTGCGAGTGGTGGAGATCGGACTGCGCAGCACGGTGGGGATCCGTGGCAGCGGCTTCACGAACCTCCGCCAGGCACCAACGATCAAGGAGATCAACCGCTTGGCTGGCGGCGAGAAAGGGGGGGAAATCCTGTCGGCTGGCGAGAACCTGGAAATCGCCATATACCAGAGCACGACACGGGGGTTTTCTGAGGAGCGTTACAGCTTCATCCGCTTCAGCTACCGGCCAGAAGGCGCGGCCGATTTTGTGGTGCTGCCCACCCTCTACGCCATCCGGGGGCTGACCCAGCAGGCCCAGCACAACAGCGTTCAGCTGGAGCTCCCTGCCGGTGCCCGCTGCGCCCAGATCCGACTCGAGCCCATCAGCGGCTGGGAGATCCGCTCAGGCACCGCCACCGGCCAGCTGGCGGTGCTGGACAGCCGTATGCCCAACCTGCAAACGGTTGTCGATGGCGCCTGCACCGCTCGCTACGCCGGCGTGGCCCCCTTCACCCGATCGGCTAGCCGCTTCTCGTTGAAATCGATCGAACCCGAGCAGGATCTCGGCCTGGGCTGGAGCGATGGCAATGCCATGACCGATCCATGGGGCAAGCTGGCCGAGGTCTTTGTCTACGACGAGATCCAGACCACGGCGGGCCAGGGGCCCGAGCACGAGATTGCCTACGTCAACATCATCCAGTCCAACGCCACGGCCCCCAGCTACAGAGCGATGGCCGTGGTGGGGCTCAATGCACGATCGGCGCTGGAGCTCCAGAGCGTCAATCAGCTCTCGGCCCAGGTGATCGGCGGCCACATCTGCGAGCGCTACATCGAGCAGAACGATGGGCCCACCCACCTGCTGCCCGACATCTTCACCAGGCTGGCCACCAGCCCGGACTTTGGCGCCGGCCTGGACGTGTCTGCCGAACAGATCAACGCCCCCAGTTTTCTGGCCGCGGCACAGTGGTGCTTTTCCAGGCGGTATTTCTTTGATGGCACCCTGCCCCAGCCGGAGAACCTCAGGCAGTGGGCGGCAGATCAGGCAGGGTTTCACCTGCTCGCCTTCTACGAGCTCAATGGGCAGTTCTACTTCAAGCCCACACTCTCCTTCGATCCGGTGCAGATCGTTGATCTCTTCACCGCAGCCAACATCAAGAAGGGTACGTTTCGGAGCACCACCAGCGACGACGACCAGCGGCGGCCAATCCAGGTCAGCGGGCTGTACCGAGAAGAACGCAGCAACGATGACATGCTCTCCCCTGGTGTGTTCTCGACGGTGCGTGAGATCACGATCCGCGAGGCCACCGCCAGCGACAGCGACCCGGTCGAACCGCTGGACCTGAAGGACAGTTGCACCAACCGCTGGCACCTGATCGACGCGGCGAAGTTCCTCATCCGCTGGCGCCGCCTGGTGGGCGACCCGATCACCTTCGAGACCACCTATGCCGGCATGCTGCGCCCCGTCGCGCCGGAGGACCACATCGCGGTGGCCTACGACGAAACGCTGGAGGACCTCTACAGCAATGGCGCGGTGATGCCCGACGGCACGCTGGTGGCCAGTGAGCCGCTGGCGGATGGCTCCTATGAGGTGCTGGCCTGGGATGGCACCACACAGCCGGGGCCCACAGTCCAGACCCTGGTGGTGAGCGATGGGGGCACCAGGGGCAATCTGCTGGGCAGCCAGTGGACACGCACGGCAGCCCCCCAGGTGCGCGCCTACCGGGTGATGCGCGTCAGCCCTACCGATGACGGACGGCAGCGGATTGAGGCGCTGCTGATGCCCACTGATGACGCTGGCCGCCTGCTGCTGGCTGCAGACTGGGATGAGCCCACCGCCTGGGTGATCCGAGGGTGACGATCCTCTTCCCTGCCATCGAGCCGACCGCCTTCGCGTTCGTCATGCCCCGCCATCCGGTCACCAGCGCGATGTCAGAAGCCGGCATCGAAGACCATCGGCTGTGGAGCACCGTCGCCGTCGGTGGAGCGCTGGAGCTGGAGTTCGGCAACATCACCACCGATCGAGCCACCGAGATCCTGGCCACCTTCCACCAGAGCTACTCCGGCCTGCTGCCCCTGACGCTGCCCGACATCCTGTTCACCGGGGTGACGGCAGATCACAAGGCCTTCATTGAGTCGGTCACCACCGGCGCCGGCCTGCGCTGGTACTGGCCCCTCGGCCAAGGCGCCCCCACCCCGCGGACCTCTCACACCTACCGCCACCGCTGCACCCTGCCCGTGCAGCTACAGGCCCGGCTGCAGAACAGCCCGGCCGCCGCCGGTGGTGGGGGGCAAGGCTCCGGTGGTGGGGAGCAAGACTAGGGCCTGCCTAGCCTGCTGGCGTGGTCATGAGCTGAACAGGGATGGGCGTCAGGAACACCACCCAGAGCGACGTCTACTGGAACGGCTCCCTGGTGGGCAAGATCACCGACGTCAGCGTCTCCGTCTCCCGTGACATCCTGCCCACCACAGGCGTGGGCCAGGTGGCCACGACCAGCACCAAGGGGATGCGCGAGTCGCAGATCAGCTGCACCCTCCTCTACGACCCAGACAACGCCGCTGCGGTGGCGATGGCGAACAACATCTGGAACGACAACGACGAGGTCGACACCCTGCGCATCGTCACCCGTCGCGGCTCCGCGCGCGGCGACTTCACCATGGACGTCCTCACCGCCTCTCTCGGCACCCCGGTCCGGGTGCGGGAGCTCATCTCCTGCTCCCTCTCCCTCACCGTCAACGGCGACATGAGCGGCCGGTTCTGAACCATGGCGATCGACGGCGAGATCGGCACCCTCACCCTCAGCCGCAGCTGGCCCCGGCCGGTGGTGCTCACCGATGACCTGCTCGATGCCCCCGGCAGCGTGGTGCGGCTGCGGCTGGAAGAGCCCTGCTTTCTCAACGGCGACCAGGTGCTCCTCACCGCCCCCCTGGGCCTGCCGTTCGACGTGCTCGGCACCGGCTACGCCAACTGTCCCGACGGCCACTCCTTCTGGGGTGATGCCGCCTCCAGCGGCCCGGCCACCCTCCACCGCGTCGGCGCCGATCCGCCCTTCTGGGGCCCTGACGACAACGCCACCTTCTGGGAGCACCCCGGCACCGTCGGCCTGAGCCAGCAGGCCACCGCCTACATCCACCAGGATGCCCTAGAGCGCGCCACCTTCTACAGCCTCGAGGTGGGTGCGGTGAACGGCGGCGAGCTCAGCCGCCTGCCACTCCGCCTGGTGGGATTCGATCGGCTCATCCTCAGCGTGGCCAGCGACCGCGCCGGCTATGCAGATGCCCTGCTGGCCCTGGCCCTCACCATCACACGCCCTGAGGAGGCTGAGGTGGGGCTGGAGGACATCGTGCCGGCCCTGCCGCCTGTGATCCGGGACGCGGGGGCCGCGGCGGATGAGCGGGGCTGGAAGCGGCAAGCGGATCTCTCCGGCTGGGAGGTGGAGACCGACACCACCGCCCTCGACCAGGGGGCGATCGGCGAGGCCTTTGGGGCGGTGCTCGCCGGCCAGGTGCGGGGCGCCGGGAGCTTCTCCGGAGAGCTCAGCAACATCTATGCCCCTGGCGTCAGCCCCAGCTCCGCCATGCTCCGCCTCGACATGCTCACCAAGAAGGGGGGCACCGGCACCATCCGCCTGCTGGTGGCCGATGGGCCTCGGGGACACTCGAACGGGGTCTGTTTCATCCGGGAGGAGTGCCTCTTCTACGAGATGGACATCCTCCTGACCAAGGTGCAACTCTCCACCCAGGCCGGCGAGACCAAGAAGATCCGCGGCCAGTTTGCTTCGATCGGCGACGTTCGCTTCATCATTGCCGAGCGAACTCATCCCTTGTCCGCGATGGCCTCTGCCTAGCCTGCTGGAAGCAGCAGCAGCAGATGGCCCGGCTCAGCTTCGCGAATGCCGTCGCAGGCATCCTCAATGCCTTTGGAGCTGGCGGCCAGCTGCGGGCGAAGGAGCAACTGGCCGTCACGATCGACGCCCTGCTGCAGATGGCAGGCAACGCCAACGTGGCGCCGGGCAACACCGAGCCGGCCGATCCGCTCAACAGCCCTTTCACCATCTACATCAACCCCTACATCGGCAGCGATCGGTTCGTTGGTGGTTCCTACAACTGGTTCGAGGAGCCGGGCGGGGCCCCCGATGCGGCCAAGATCGCCGCCAAGCTCAAGCGGCTGGAAAATCAGCGGCTCACCTGCGGCTACAGCAAGGAGCGGCCCTTCCGCACCATCAACCGCGCAGCGATCGAGATCGTTGCGATGACCAGCAAGAGCTTCTTCACCATCAACTCGGAAGCAGCGAACGTTGACTGCCCATCGGTGGAGCTGAGCCCGGGGACGCACATTTTCTACAACGACCCTGGCAATTCCAGCTACGCCATCCCGGTGACGGAATGGCCGGCGGCCGGCTTCGATCCGACCCCCAACCACCTGATTGCCTTCAACCCCAACAGCGGCGGCATCGTCTTGCCCCGCTACGCCACGGCCAGCGCGCCGCTCAGCCTGCGGCAATCCACCGTTCGCCCCTCCTACGTGCCGGTCGCGGCGGATGAGGCCGCCGACTACAGCAACCGGGTGGGGATCCTAAAGATCACCTCGACCAGCTACGTCTACGGGGTCACCTTCCGCGATGCGCTCGGTGCCAGCAGCAGTCACCACCTGCTGGACTGCTTCCACAATGCGAGCCAGGCCGACCTGGACCAGCTCTACGCCAAGGTTCGGATCGCCATGGGCGGTGCCAACAACACCGGCAACATCTCCAATTCCCTGACGGTCACCCGGCCGTCCGAATGGCAGACGGTGGGGCCGATCAGCGGCAACCCATCCGAGGCGTGGGACACGGTCAAGGGAGCAAGCCCGTACATCTACAACTGCAGCCTGCGCACCGAATGGGGAATGTCGGGCGTGTTCTGGGATGGCGCTCGCCTGGCTGGCCTGAAAAGCCTGGTGGCGGCGCAATTCACAGGCATCAGCCAGCAACGCGACCTGAGCTGCTGGGAGATCTACCGCTCTGGCGCCTGGCGTGCCCCGGTCAACTACCAGGAGCTGATCGACAGCGAATCTGACGACGTGCGGATGAAGCCGCGGCGGATGAGCCGTCACATCACCGCGCTAAACGATGCCTTCGCGCAACTGGTGTCGGTCTTTGCCATCGGTGCAGGCCGCCACCACTTCGCCGACAGTGGCGCCCAGATGGAGTTCAGCAACTCCACCTCCAATTTCGGCGGCTGTGTCGCGGTGGCGCGGGGCTACCAGACCAGCAGCGTGCCGCTGGATAGCAACTGGAACCTCCATCGGATCAAGACCGCCCGCAGCGTCGCCGATCAGACCGGCAACATCCGCCGCATCCCCCTCGGCATCGTCGCCTCCATCTCTGGAAGCGCGATCGTCCTGCAGGAACCGTTGGCGGTTGGCACCGATCCAGCAGTGCCGGCGATCCTGGCTGCCAGCGGCTACAGCCTCCCGGCCGGCACCCTGGTCTGGATCGAAAACCCCAACGGAATGGACTGGCGCGCGACTCTCGCCGCCAACGCCTGGAGCAGCAGCGCCGCCACCGAGATCGACATCACCGGCGCTGCGCTGCAGGCCGACACCGATGCCGCGATCGGCACGGGTTCTGGTGGTGTCTCCCTTGCGATCGGCAAGCGCGTCTACGTTCGCCGCCTCATCGACACCCGCACGGCGACGCAACGCCGCGTGACCCTGAAGCTGGTCAACACGACCAGCGCCCGGGTGCCGGTGCGCAACTCGATCTTGCAGACACGCCCGGGCGTGAGTGGTGGCGGCATCGATCGGGCGCTTGCCCCCGGCGGTGCTGAAGTGCTGGCTGTCACCCAGACCAATGCCATCCCGCCGGAAGGTGCCGGTGTGGTGCTTTCGGCCGAGATATCCATCCGCCGTTCCTGCCCTGATGAGAGCTACGCCTCCGGCGTCTTCTACCGCCAGGGGCAGACGGTGAAGTTCGCCGGCAAGCACTTCACCGCGAAAGCCACCTTCACCTCGAGCGGCAGCACGCCAGAGGAGGGCAAGTGGCAGCAGAGCTACGTGCAGGAGGAATCCGCCTACAACGCGGAAGACCCCACCACGCTGGAAGCGCCGGTCCTGATCTTCGACACGGACACCGACGCGGCCACTGATGTGACCGTCACCTGTGGGATCAACTGGAGCACCGTCTACACCGCCAGCGGCAGCGTGCGGGACCAGCTCCGCAGCGCCACCGACTATCGCGGCGCGCTGGCCCTGCTGCTGGCCCTGGGCTTCAACAGCACTGCCGCCCACAACGCCCTGATCCCACGGCCTGAGGCCGAGCGTGACCTGGATCCTGCCTCGGCCACTGACTTCCCCACCGCCCCCAGCGGCGGCGCCGCCAGCGCTCGCGCCAACTGGGCGGTCGAGTTCCGCCAGCCGTCGTTTGTGCAGCTGCTGGGCCACAACTTCAACGGGGTCGGCTTCTGGAACTATTCCCGCGCACTGCCCCGTGCCCGCCGGCAACTGTCTGCGCTGAATGAGTTCAACGCCAACTTCACACCAGAGCAGGGCGGCCGCGTGGAGGTGAGGGGGATCAATAAAGACGGCTTTGAGGTGACAAATCAGGGGTTGATCAACACCGACACCGGTGAGGTGGTGGCTGTGGAGGGGATCGGAGCAGAAGGCGATCAGTCCCTGCCCACCCAGCTCACTGACCTCGCGGTCGAGAACCTCACCCTCACCGGCACCTTGGACGTGGCGGGCGTCGTTGAATTGGAGGGTGGAGAAGCGATTGCGATGCAGACCAGCCGCTATGGCTTGGGCCAGTTGGCCACAATCAACGATCTGCAAACGGTCACACAGGCCGTTGCAAGCGATGATCAGATCGATGCGTCCAGCGACAAATTGCTGACCCTGCCAGGTGTCAATCGTTTGTTTATTCAGCGGCGATTTATCAGTGCCGCCACAACGACGGTCACGATCTACGTCAAGGCTTCGGCGGTAGATCGGGATCTTGACTCCATGTTTAATGAGCCGCCAACATCAGTCGCCGCGGCAATCCCAAGTCTTGCGCGGGCCTCTGAGTATGCCAACGCCATCATCGGGTCTGGCAACCAGATCGCTGAAATCCGAATCGCACCAGGGCTATACAACCCAAACTCGGTTTGGCAGTGCGGCGTGAAGTTTGTGGCCTACAATGCGGGCCTGACTGCACCGCTATGGGGAAGCAATAGCGTGGGCACTGCTGTTGTGCCGAATAATTACTATGACGGTAGCGGATACGCGGATTACGCTAACTCGGTTAACTTCTGGCCGATGTGCCTTATACCGGTAGATATATCATATTCTTTTGCCGAGATGACGATAGCTAGCCTGCAACTGACGATGAGTTTTCGCCGTGGCGTGGACTGGGACGGCGGCTTCCAGTTTCTAGGGTTGGCTGACGTTATCAAGGCCGTTGGGGAGTCACGCATTCCGATTGCTTCGTTTCTGCCTTTCTCAGGTCTTGCAAGTCTGATGACATTGGCTGACTTCTCACCAAATCTCGCCACCAATGTTGATTACTTGCTATCCAGGATACGTCAGGTTTTTATACCCTCTTCTACTTTGTTTGATTCCTATTCGATAAGCCCCTTGATTAAGCTGTCTGGCGGAACCAGCGATAGTATTACCATCCGTGATTGCTGTTTTGGCCCTGGCCTTCCGACTCGGAAGGACTCCGGTGGCGCAACACCGGCAATGATCGAGATTGACGGCACCGCAGCGGTCACCACGCGCAACATCTATATTCGTGGCAAGACGACGATTACCAGCGCAGGGATTGGCGTCACAGGGCCTCTCCCTCTAGCCAACTCTGCTCATTACGGGAATGCGGTAGTGAATGCGCCGTGGAGGTGGGAGCAGACCTATCACACATTTATCGGCGCAGCATTCGACGGACCCCAAACCCTTACACTAAATCTTGGCAGCACTATCAACGTCATCACCAATACAAGCTCCCCATTTTCTCAAAGCAATTACGTTGATCTGACCGGCAAGTTACTGCCCAACCACATCCACCTGCTGGATAGTAGCGGGGCAGTCCCAAGCGGTACTGACACAGGGCCATTTTTCGACCAGTTCATCCATGCCTCACGTGGGCTTTTTGTTCCCGAGGCATGGCCGGGCCCTTATGAGAGCCAGACGGAGACGATTGGCAAACGACTCCAGGGCTTTGTTGGTCGGTTTGGGCGGAACGGGTATAACGCAACCAAAACCCGCGGTGTGCTGGGCGGCAACGCTAAGAATGCCGAAGCTGAGACTGGGTTTACCTTTGCGTTGACTTTCGGCGTTTCCGCCGAAGATAATGCCCAAACCATCTTCCAGCGGGCCGGGCTTACGTCAGCCGAGTCAAATACAGCGGCCAGGCCGACCTTCAACCCCAGCTCCACCGCGCCTGGTGATGGCTTCCCAGCAGGGTTGAATCCCATCATCACCACGGATACATCGGGAGGCGCCGCGCTCAATGTTGGCCTCCGCAGCTATCTGCGGGGCATCTCCGTCGCTAACGCAATCACCATTCCTGCCACCAACGTCGTCTTCTGACATGCTTCCGTCCGACCCCGGTTACACACCAGCCGCCACTGATGAGAGGGTGCGGCAGCTTCCTGTGTATCAGGGGCTGTTGGCACTCAACATGGATCCATACGCGGAATACTCCCGCAACGAAAACATCATCCGAATGATCGAGGAGTTTTTGCGATGATCGGAATGCTGCTCAAGCCATTGATCCCCTGGCTGTTGCGCCGGCTGCTCAGCCTGCTGCTGCAGGCGCTGGGCCGTGATCTGTGCCGGCGACTGCCGCAGGTGTTTGCGCTGATCGACGAAGAGATCATCCCCGCAATGCAGCGCGGCACCCGAGCCACCTACATGGTGTTTTTCACCGCGGTGCAGCGTGTTGTCCACCGGGATCCAAGCGACATGGAGCTGCGTGTTCTGCAGCTGCTGTTTGATCCATCCATTGCCGCTGAGCACCATCAACCCACCACAGCAGACGAATGACTCTCTCACTCATGCGCTACGCCATCCATACGGTGGCGGGCCATCCAGGCCATGAGAAGTTCTGGAGATCAGTGGAGGAGATGCTCACGCCAGAGCAACGCCAACGGCTCGGCAATGGGGGCGACATCCGCGAGAGCACCTGGCTGACACCCGCCATCAGGCCAGCGGCCCAGGGGCCAGGGGCCCAAGGGCCAGGGGAAAGGGAGATCGTGGCCTGCCGGCCCCTCCTTGATCTGATCTACCGCCACGAAGCCGGCGGCTTTGCCAGCCCCTACGAGGCTTACAACCGTGGCAGCGCCGGCGACAGCCTCGGCAAGCCCTGGCCCGGCGGCCTCCAGAACCTCACCATCGCTGAGATCAAAGCCCTGCAGCAGGCCGGCAAGCTCTTTGCCGTCGGCGCCCCCCAGATGGTCCCTTCCACCCTGCTCGAGCAGCAACCGCGGGCCGGTCTCTCAGATGCGGACCTGTTCAGTGCCGCCAACCAGGATCGGCTGACCACCGCCATCCTGCTGCAGGGCAAGCGGCCCATGCTGGCCCGGTTCCTTCTCCATGGCACCAACCAGGCCGCCGCGATCGACGACCTGGCCTTCGAGTGGGCAAGCCTGCCCAACAGCCAAGGCAAGGGCTGGTATGACGGCGACAATGGTGGGAACAAGGCCCACGGCAGCCTGGCCGCTGTGATCGGCGCGCTGCAGGCCTCCAGAGCCCGGTTGATCAGCCCAGCCAAGGCCTGATCAGTACCGCCACACCTCCGCTGGCCTGACACCACCACCGGGAACGAAGTGGCCGCCATTGCGCCGATCCAGGTGCAGGAAGCCGCGATCCCGGCCATCACCAAAGCCGCCGGTCCAGCGCACAATCAGCCAGTCGTAGAGGGCCTGCAGCGGCAGCTTTATCGGGTAGATGTCCATTGCCATGCCGGGGACGTGGAAGCTGTTGGGCACTCCTCCTACCTCCCGGTTGATCGGCTCCGGTCGGTAGAAGCTGGTCATCCCCAACGGACGGGCCCAGGCCTGCCGGATCGACTGAAACTCCGCCGCCGTGTCCAGGATCCGGGGGATCACCGCGCTCTGCGCCGACGGCCGCCGCCGGGGGTCAAACTGCAGCACCTCTCCCACCGTAAGGTTGGGCGTCACCAGGGCGTCGAAGTTCCCCCAGTCGATCGCCCCAGGCTGGAGCAGCACCGCCGGAGCAGGGGCCGCCGCCGGCGCCTTGGCCTGCAGCCGGCGGTAGTGGGGGGAGAAGACGTGCCACTGACCTGCGCCGTGGCCCAGCTCCACCACTTCATGGGCCGTGCCCTGGAGCTCCTGCACGGCCACCACGGGCAACTGGTGGCCAGTGGGCACCATGACCTTCTGGTCTTCTGGCAGATCGGCCGCCGGATCGGGGGATTTCTTCAGCCAGGTTTCCTGGACCGCCTGGAGGGTGAAGAGCACCGGCCGCAGTGGCGCCGTTTCAGCCTGCTTGGCTGGGGTGGTAGCCGCGGCGGCAGGTTTGTGGCTGGTGGAGGGCATCGTCAGGCGGTGCTGTCGTGCTTTCAGTGTGGGCGTGCGGCGATAATCCATGCCGGCGGGGGTCATGCAGCCGGCCTTGATCGCTCCCCCAGCCGCCGCTGAAACCACCCTTCCGGCAACTCAATCCCCCTCGCCTCTGCCTGCTGTCTCTTCATAAACACGGCGTACTGCGTCAATTCCAGCCTGCGCAATGTCGCGGGGTGTGCTTTGCAGCCAGTGGGTAGGGAGAAACGCTCCTGTGGCGTTCATGTCGCGCTCAAACTGCTGAATCAAGCGCTTCTGTTCTGGCGTCCATGGAACCGCCTGAGACATGGCCGTGGCTGATCGTGCTTTTTCGTGCATCGCTTCCTCCATGGCATGGCGGGCGACTTCTGCTGCAGCCAAAAACGCTGCTGTGTCTAGAGTGACGTCGTAGCGATTGCGATAGAAACCAGGTTCGGGGCAATAGACAAGACGACAGGTGCCAGCCTGCATGGCGTCGGTTTGGGTATCCCAGTGCTCGCCATTGCCCCATAAGTAATACCGCCGACCGCGCTTTTCGTAGAGCGGTGTAGTCACGGCGCC